AACCGGGCCGCGTTCTCCTGTCTCCCCCTGGGGCCCTTGCGGTCCAACCGGTCCACGTTCGCCTGTCTCCCCCTGGGGGCCTTGCGGTCCAACCGGGCCACGTTCGCCTGTCTCTCCCTGGGGCCCTTGCGGTCCAACCGGTCCACGTTCGCCTGTCTCCCCCTGGGGCCCTTGAGGCCCAACCGGGCCGCGTGCGCCTGTCTCCCCCTGGGGGCCACGGGGGCCTTGCCCCAGGATGATTTCCACCCGGCCCGTTTCCGCGGCGGGTATGGTGGCCGTCACATGCCATTCCTGCCGCCGCTGCGGATCCGCGGGAGTGACCCGCGGGGCAATGTCCATTTCCCCTTTCAGGATCGGAAATTCCGCCCCGGAAGGGAAGGCAAGGAAAACGTCATAAAAAGCCCATCCGGCGGCAAGCCCCGGAAAGTTAATAGTAATGCAGTTATCCGCAGAAATGGCACTGCATTTCAAAATCCGGCCACACACGCCGCCGCCCCGGCAAGCGGCCCGGATGGTGCAGCCGGATAGATCCACATTCGGCGGGGGAACAAGCGTTAAAACCAGATCCCCCGGCACGTGCGCCGTGGCGTGAATATTGAATGTAGCGGGCTCTTGCATATACTTATATCCCTGCTGTCTCTTTTGGCTTTTATTTCGCCATGACGATTTGTCCGGGCTGCCAGCGGTCCAGAATTTCCTTTATTTCCTTGAGCGTCATAGTTTGTTTCTCTGTTGCTCCCAGGATGGACGATGACATGCCCAGGCTCTTTCCGCCGTTGCCTACCTCAACGCCGCTCTGCTTGATAATGTCATTCAGGCCGGGGCCTTCCCCCAGGGCTTTCTGACGTTCCTGGATCCGGTCCAGGGCTACGTCACGCCGGGCCATGCCGGCGGCGTCCTTTTCATCCATGCCCGCGGATTTGTAGCTTTCCGTTTTTTCCCGCAGGGCCATTTCATCCCGGATCTTTTGCGCCCGCTTGTCCAGCCCCGCAATTTCCGCGGCAAGCAAGTGTTGATTCTGCCGGGCTCCGGATTCCATTTTTTCATAATCCTTCCGGGCGTCAGCCAGTTCTGCATATTTTTTCCGCAAGTCGTCCAGGGCTTTAATCTGCTTCATAATGGCGTCCGTTGGCTCCTGCCTGGACAAATCCGCAATGCGGGCCGTGATGCCGTCCATCCCAGGGGCGGCGCCCATGCCACGGGCCTTCTGGTCCAGCCATTCCCCACGTTCCCGGAGACTCTGTTTTTTGTATGTCCGGTCAGATTCACTTTTCATCCAGGCTTCTTCCAGTTCCCGGAGTTTCTTCCGGTTCTGCTCCGCCTGCTTTTCCGCCTTTTCCCGCTCTTTGGCGAGTTCTGCCAAGCGCTTTTCCGTGGCGGCCTGTTCCTGGATCCGGGCCAGGGCTTCCACGCGGGCGGACTTGTACACGGTGTAAAGATCCGTCAGGCTATCCACCACGGCGGCTTGATTTTTCCAAGCTTCCGATTCTGTGCCGGCATCCGCAGCCACAGCTTCCAGTTCTTCTTCCGCACGCCGCAAATTATTCAGGATCCTGTCTCCAACTGCGTTGACGTCCGTTTCCGTTTTGGCCGTCTTCATGCCCTCGTCAAACGCTCGCCATTCATTGTCAAGAAATTGCCCCTTCCGCACACGATCCCCCGCCAGGGTGCGGGCCTCATGATCATCTTCCGCGCCGGCGGGCGCTGCCGGCGCTCCGGCAAGCTGCCGGTAAATGTAGGCGATTCCCTCACCAACCGCCACCACGGCCAAGCCAACGCCCGTTGAAATGATGGCGGACTTAATGGCGATCATGGCGGCGCGGACGGATGCCGCAATTCCCGCGGCGGCGGCGCGGACCACGCCCGCAGCGGTGGCCGCCCCCGTCCGGATCGTGTTCCACAAGCCCGCCCAACTGCCCTTAGCGAGCAATACCCAGGAGGACATTGACGTAAGGCTGCCTTTTGTCTGCGCCATGGCCGCCACCATTTGAGACCGGGACGTGAGAAAGGCCGCCCCGATCCCCAAAATGGCCGTTGTGACATGATCCGCATTATCCGCTATAAGGGCCAGGGCGGGCCCTACCGCTTCGCCGAATGCTATTGCCGCATCAGCGGCCCGGAAAAGAAGATCCCCCGCTTTTTGGCCCCATTCTGCGGCTCCGTCCCCCCAGCCCACCAGCCGGGAGTCTACTTGCTCCATCAGGGCGCTTAATGGTTCCAGCAAGCCGGCGCCAAAATTTTCTTGCAGATTGCCCCAGGCGTTTTCAAAACGTTTCAGCAATCCTTCCCAGCTTTTCCCCACTTCCTGTTCCGCGTCTTTCAGGGCGCCGCCGTCTTTGGCAAGCTCACGGATGGCCGCGGCCACGTCGTCAAAGCCAATGCCTTCTTTCAGTTTTTCCTTCAGGGCCTCCCCGGACAGGCCAGACGTTTTTTCCACGGCTCCCAACAGGTCCACCTGGGCGGCGTTGAACGCCTCCATGATTTCCGACGTAAAACCCTTCAGGCCCCCGGATCCCTTGACCATGGCGGCCACCAGGGCATTCATCTTGCTCTGGTCCCCCTGGGCAATCGTAGCAAGCTGGCGGACCAGATCCGGCGCAAAGCTTTCGGAGATGCCGCCCCGGATTAACTGGGCGGCATTTTTGAACATTTCCGTGGGGGTGTATTGTGACGTCAGGGCCCATTCATTGATGTTTTCAAGAATGCGGTGCGCTTCCGCTGCGCTGCCCGTCAGGCCCGTCAGTTCTTTTTCCACGCGCTGGATAGCGGCGGATGGTGCCACAAAATCAAACGCCTTTTGGACGGCCCCGTCAATAGCGGCAAAAGCCGTTGAAACCATGTCTTTTACACCTGTAAATGCAAGGCCCAGCCGCGCCGTTTTGGCCGTGGTGGAATTCACCAGGACGTCCATGGACTTCTGAATTTCCGTCAGGGCTTGCTTGAATTCGGCGGAATCCGCTCCCAGTGTTACAGTTACATCAGACATGACGACAAGAAACGGTTAAAAGCCCAGGAATCGTTCCACGCGGTCCATGGTGGCCCGGGAACTGTTTTTGGAAAACAGGGCATACCGGGATCCGGTCCGGACCAGCACCATGACTTCCTGTTTCTTCACTTCGTCCACCAGCCGCCGCTTGTTGTGAAAGCCCGTGATGATATAGGCCAGGGGATCCAGATTGTTCGGATCATTCAGCCAGTTCCAGTCTTCCCACCGGGCCAGCACTTGATCCATGGTGTATTTCCCGTCACGGCTGCGTTTTCCAAACCACCATGTGACCGCCCCACCGGGCCCCGCTATGCCTTCGCCAATCACACGGGAAAAACCCGGCGTGTCATTAAGGAGGGGGAACCCCAGTGTGATCAGGCATGCGGCAAGTTCCGTGTTCCGCGTGCTGTCAAAATCTTCCGGCGTCAGGATGGCGCCCCCGTTTCCGATCTTATTATCTGGCATAATATTTATAATATATTAAAATTGAATGAATAATTCATAAGCGCACTTGTAAACCATGTACGTTTCAGAAGTGCCGGGAATCGCCGGGGACAATTCCGCCCCCAGGACTACCCAGGCGGCGGGATCATCCGGGCCGTTGCTGCGGCCAATAAGGGCCCGCATCACTTCCGCGCACGCCTGGGAAAAAGCGGTTATGTCCAGAACCAGGCCGGACGGATCCGCTTCCGCGGACCGCTGCCGGTACATGATTTCCCCGGAAATTTTGTAGGTGTAATTTCCGGGTATGATTTCATCGGCTCCGGTTACATTCACCAGCAGGGCCGTGTCCCCGTCCTTTTCTTCGTCCGTTGGTTCCCAAATGGGGACATTGGCGAATTCCGGGCGCTCATGCAGCGCTCCGGCAATGATTTGTGCAACAATTTCGGCGTTCATGGCTAGTTGTCGTAAAGGTCTTTATCCCAGCCGTCCGGGCCGGAAAGCATGTAGGAATCCGTCACTTGCCATTCCTGCCCGGATCCTTCTACGGCGGTTCCCAGGCACAACCAGTTAAACTTTCCGCCGGGAGATTTGAACGGGCCGGGCGGGCTCGCTATCGTGCAGCATTTTTGATAACTGACTGTACCGGGGTCTTTTACCTTGTAACGGGCCTGAACAACAACCTGCGGGACATAAAAGCTCGTGACGCCTTTTTGCAGCTTTTTAATGAGTTCGCTTGTATCGCCTTCAAGGATGCTCCGTATAGTTTTTTGCGTGAGGGGCTGGCCTTCTTTTGATATATCCACCAAGCTCCCCATGCACCCTCCGTTTACCAGCCTTTTCAGCGCGTCCAGCTTTTCCCCGGAGTAGCTTTCCGCAAGTTTGTGCGTCAGGATGGGCTGCGGAACACTGGTGGCCGACAGGGAATACTGGGGGTTCTCACGGGAATTTCCCGGCATTTCAAACTCTTCTTTTCCATCCATGGCTTGCCGGCGGATCCTGCATTCCGCAAAATCACCGGGCTTGCGGGTAACGGTGGCCGTGATGGACCATCTTTCCCCACCGGAGGCGGCTTCCCGGTCCGCATACGCGCACATTTCAGCCCAGGATCCTTCCCAGGTGTCTTCCGTATAGCCTCCGGAGACAGGTTCTCCTTTTCCCTCATGCACTACGCAATAACTGCGCTGTACTTGGTTAATCGCCATAAGTATTTAAAAATGAATTGTCTTGTTCAATTATTTTCGCAATCCTATTCCGGACGGCTCCCTGTTTCACTCGGTCCACATGGGCCCAGCGGGTAGCCTGTCCCTCCTGGACAAGCCACGCATGGACGTATTGGAGCAGGACTTTCAGGGGCATGTGCTTGATATAGTGTTCCGTCCAGCCGGTCGCACGGGCCATGATCATGATCAATCCCGCCCATCCGTCCGGCTCCGCTAGTTTTTTGAGGGTGCCCCGTCCGGATCCTTGATCCCTTCCGTTTGCGCGGACATAATCGCGTTCATTTCCTGCGTCATCCCCGCCACAATCTCACCAAGGGAAGCAAATCCCACTTGATCAGCAAAGGACAGGACGGCCCGGCGGATGGCCGCCGCATCGTCAAAACCACCGCCGGCCACCAGCCGCACCACCTCTTCTTTTGGCGCCGCGTGGATCCAGACAAATTCCGCTAGGGCGTACATGCTGTACTTTTCCGGTTGATCTTCCGCCGGGGCGGTAGGGTCTTCTTGCGGCGCCGTGGCGTCCTGGCGCCGTCTAAGCTGCGTCAGGCAGGCATTATTCAGGAGTTCCAGCATAGCCATGCTGGACAGGCTGACGGGACGCACTTTCAGGCCGTCCACTTCCGCCTGGGGCAGATCTCCGGCAATGATGGATGCAGTATTGATAATTTCTCGCATATACTTATATCCCCCCCGTCTCTTTCTCTTTTCGATCCGTCGTCAGTATTGTTCCCATCACGCGGGCGCACGCTTCCCGGATGGTCCCCCCGTATTGCTCCACCAGGGGGGAATAGAAGGATATCTGCCCGCAGTGCACGGCGCACACGCCCCCCCTGGCAATTTCCGCAATCCGGGCCAGCAGGGACGGTTCACATGTCCGGACGCCGATTAGATGGCGGCCGCCGCGGAATTCCAGGACGTCCACCCCGGCTTGACCGTACAGGTACAGCATGATTTTAGAGATTGTTTCGTCTTCAGGGTACTTTTGCTTATTCTCCGGCCATTCCCGCCGGGCCAGTAGTTCCAGGGCTCCGCGGATGGCGGTCCGGGTCAGCCAGTAACAGCACCCGCTCCACCCCAGCGGCACGGCGCACTGCATCCCGCCGGCCAGCTTCCCGCGCTCAACCAGGGACCGGGCAATTTCTGATTTGTCCATCAGCAAAGTATCTGCATCAATCTTCACAACGGGATCAGTTCCGGGCAGGTCCAGCATGCAGCCCAGCATTCCGCGGACACATTCCAGGCCGTTCAGGTTCCCCCTCCGGGCAAAATAAGTTACCTTGTAACACACATCGTCCCCGGCGGGCACTTGCTCCGGATCCAATGGCGCGGCGCCGTCGTCAAACAAGTGAAATTTGGCGTCCTGGTCTACACGCCGGATTTGTTCGATGCACAATTCAAGACATTTATAGTCTTCTCGATAGCAAAATATTACGTAGTTCATATTAGTTCATTGGTGAGTAAATTCCGGAGGTCACAATCCATTCCCCTTGCTGGATATAGATTCTTCCTTTTTCGTCACGCTGCAGGCGCAAGGCATGATCGCTATCGCATGCAAGTGCCGTCCAGGAATCACTGATAAGGCTATCAGTGCCATCAGGTTCCGTTTCTGCATGCAGTTCCACGGCCAAAGTGCCGTTTTGGTCAAATAGATGGGCGCTTATACCGTTCACGGGATCGCACCAGGATTGAGTATAATCCAGGACCACATATTTCCCATTTTGACGGAGGGGAGCCCGGAACGATAATGGTTCTTCCGGTTCGCCGGATGTTACATCCAGGGCAAGAGTGCCTTTGGTGGCCGTGGATAAGGCTACTTTGTACCCGCCTCCCACGTCATGTTTTTGCGTGTCCACGGTCAGATCCAGTTCCCCTTTCAACCCCGCGGGGGAAACGGACAAATTCAACGGCCATTTTCCACTTTCTCCGCCACCGGAATCCACAGAGGAATCAATCCTGATTCTTAATGTGTCAGTTTCTTCCTCAACTCCTTCCCCGTTCTGTTGCTTTTCATATTCCAGGCCGTCCCCGGCCTTTGGCATTTTCCCGGTGGCGGATAGGTAAATGCGCCCGTCTTCGTCCCGGATTGAAACTGATTCATCACTTGAACATAAAAGCTTTAGGTAAATAGGATCTTCTGTTTTTGGATCATCCTCACCGCCGCCAGAATCGGAAATAACGTAAATCAGGGAAACGTCTTCCGTTGTTTTTTCATGGGAATCCCTTATGTCTCCACTGACTTTCCATGTTTTTCCCTTGTCTTTGCCTTCCCCTTCTTTTTTCTCTTCCTCCACCTGGATTCCTTTTCCTGCCTTGATAATAATATTATCATCATTAACGATATAGACAGGGCCGCCGGCATGTTTCCAAACAAGCTCTTCCCCGATGGTAGCCAGGGGAAATTCCCTGGTCGTGTCGCTGCCTTCCCCGGCTTTCCCCTCCTGCACAGTGCCGGATAAGAATTCCCCCTCGTCATCCAGATTGACCACAAGCTTAATGTCCCCGGTGTAAGTATCATTTGAGATCAGGGTCCATTCTTTTTCTCCTACGGGATGATCTTTTCCTTTGACGATCACGCGGCCCTGGTGGCAGCACCAACCCCAGGCCCCCGCATCATCCTTGCGGAACATGACGGCAAAATCCATATCAGGGAGGGGCAGGGCGTCAAAGTGCTGCGGGACCATCATTTCCCACGCTGCGGAGCTGCCGCCGGCCAAGGTGCGGATGCTATCCCCCAGGGCATTGAATTTTCCCGCGCTTAAAGGATCGCCAGCCTTGAAAATAGGTATCATGATTTAATGATATGTAACCGGTTATCTCCTCATGGTCCGCTTGGCTTTGTTGAGCAGGTGCTTTTTCACAATGGCATCACGCTTCCGGATTTTGGCGCGTACCGCTCCGGAAAGTAACTGGTCACAAACAAATTCCATTTGTTGCGTGTGATACCCGGCGGAGTTTGTAATGACGATTTGCCACTTGCCCCCACGGTGCACCAGCCGGGCACGGCCACCGTTGGCGCCGTGACGCTTCACCCAGGCGGGGATCCCGGTCTTGCGGCCACTCAATAACGCCCCGGCCATCCAGCCCGCGGCCAGACGTCCCACGCGGGACAGCCGGCGCTTATATTCTGCGTTCAAGGCTTGCTTGGTGGTCCAGGCCCGCGGGCCGTGCCAATCCAGCTTCATTCCTTTTCGACCGCGTTTCATTCCAAATTTTTTCAGGTGTGCCCGCGGATCTACAATCAGGACGGGATCTTTTGGACGGGCAAGCATGAAAGGTGAAAGGTGGTGCGCCCCGTCGTCATACGTCATCAATTGGCCGTGCCAGCGGTAATAGCGGGGCTTGGCAAATTCGGATCCCATAATGTCCCACCGGATCCGCGTTTCTTGGCGGTTCTTTGCTTCCGCCCCCTGGACGCGGGAGCCATTTTTTCCCCCGCCTGAAGGCGGCGTCCAGTCAATGGCCTCCTTCGTAAAAATCCGGCCATAATCCAGGGCGGCTTCATGGGCCGCCTCATTTGCCCCGGATTCCAGGTCATGGCAAAGCCGGGAAAATCCGGCCATGTTGAATTTTGCAGAAGTTTTCATGAAGCAAGGTCCATGTGGATCATGGGATCTGTGTTGCCGCTCGTTACCGTCGTGACGTAATAGATAACCGGCTGATCCCCCAGGGGGGCGGAAACCGTAAGGCGGTCCCCGGCTTTTGGCATCTTTGGCAGATCATTTGCCCTTACCATGCAATGGGCCGTGACCTGTTTTTCCGCGCCACCAATTTCCACCGTGTACCCCACGGAGGCAGGGGAAACAACGGCGTAACAATCCGCATACACGGTCCCTTTCCGCAATAGGCGTACACGGTCCCCCATTTCCCGGATCATGTCATTCCCGCCGGCTGCCAATAAATCCCGTACACTCATTCTCTTGTAGCTCAAAAGGGCCGCCGCCGGACCGTCTGCACGGCTTCGACGGCGGCCCCACTTATGGATCAACAATATACCGCAAAAGTTATTCCACAGGATCTTCTTCGCCTTCTCCGGATCCAGAGACTGGGGCGGACACGGGGGCCGGGTCTGACGTGGTGGCCGTGCTCAACAAGCGGAGGTTCCCCGGCATGGCAACAACGGTTCCCACGGCGGCCTCTACGGAGTGCATAATGCCTTCCATTCCGGGCTTGTACCATTGTTTCAGGTACAACTTGACCCCGCCAATGCTTCCAAGTTCAGACACGAAAATAGCGCCGTTTTCGGTGGGGATCAGGGGCTGGCGGCTGATAATGCCGATGGCGTTTTCATATCCCATGTAACCAATGGTCTTCTTGTCGTCAGACAGGGCTTCCAACCCGGTGGCCTTGTAAATGCCGCCAATGCCATACACCCCTGTTTCTAGCTTGAGGCTGTCCGCGTTGTAAGGCGTCAGCTTGGCGTGGTAGGTGGGGTTCACGGTCAGGGCAGAAACTTCCGGGATGATCATGCCGGAAAGTTCCGTTGCCACGTATTCCGGCGTGAAGCTGGCCAGCGTCAGACCGGAAATCACTTGCGGGTTGGCGGCCTTGATCTGCACATGCAGATCCTTCACCACGGATTTGACAACGGCTTCCACGGCTTTCTTTAGCTTACCTTCCAGCCGGCTTCCGGCGGCCATGTCATAGGACGTGACCAGGAACGGGCGGCTGTAACGGTGGCACACAATGTTCACAGGTTCCGTTTCCACGGCGGAAACGTCCCAGTCGTCCGCATCCTTGATTGCTTCCCCTACTTCCTTTGCAATTTCAATGGTCAGCGTTACAGCCCTGCCAGGACCAAAAGCCACAATTTCATCAGTGAAATCCGTGGTGTAACGGTCCAGGGGGGCAAACACTTCCTTCACTTCCGCAAGGCTCTTGCTTGCTACAGTACGCCAGCCCAGGCCGGCAATGCTGTTCGTGTTTTCCGTCATGTGCATGCTGGGCTTCTGGTCGGTCATACTCGTGACCGGGAACAGATCCTTCATTTCAAACGGCTTGTTTCCTTTGTTGGCAATAGTCATATTTTATTGTTTTCTAATAGTTGAATGTTAGAGTGTTGTTATTCTCCGGAGGGGCTGCTTCCGAACGCATACACGGTCCCGCTCACGTCCAGTTTCACGGGGCCCGTGTTGGTCATGCTGCGCTTGACGGTCTCGATGAATACCGTGGTTGCTTTCGGCGTATTGTTCCAGATAGGCGGAATGGTATTGTTCAGCAAGAGAGTGCTGCCCATTGTCAGCGTATAATCTCCACCCAGGGGCAGGGCGCCGCCCATGCTGAAGCTTAGTTTTTCGTCAATGATGTAAACACCAATGACTTTTCCCATATTGTCCTTCTGTTCGTATTTCTCCATGCTCCCGTCAAAATTCATGCTTTCGACAAGGATTCCGGATTCACTGTTTTTGATCCCAAATTCCGGCGTAGTACCGTAAAGAGTTGGCATGTGATTATTCCTTTCTTGGTTGGTTCCCCGGTCTGACGGGCCGGGACGTAGGGATCTCAAATAGCGGTTAGAGGTATTTTTTCACGTCCTCCGGATGGGCGGCCATGACGGCAAGGCGGTCATCCGCGGACAGGGCCAGGAATTCTTCCCTGCTGGATGGCAGGGCCACCGTTTGTTCCGGGCCGGGCGTTTCGGTTTCCGCCGCCGCCGGAAGATCCGATGCGGTAATTCCTAGGGCGGCCAGACGGGCCGTGACCTGTTTGTCCACCAGTTGCGCCGTAACGGCGGCCTGTCCCTCCTGGGAGGCTTTCAACTTCGCCACTTGTGCCGTCAGGCCCTTATTCATGGCGGCAAGGCGGCTGTTCTGCGCTTGCAGGGCTTTCACAGGATCCTTTTTCTTGCTGGCTCCCGTAAGGCCAAAAATCCGCATGCAGATGGCGCCCGCGGCGCTTTTCAGGTTAAGGCGGCTTCCGGTCATGCCCGCTGTAGGCGTTTCGTCCTCGTCGTCTTCGTCGTCCCCTTCTTCCGCGGTAGGGTCTTCGTCCTCGTCGTCGTCTTCATCGCCGGATCCGTCTTCCGCGGTGGCTGCCGTTTCGTCTTCGTCACCGTTCCCGGTGCTTTCTTCCTCGTCGTCTTCACCGTCTCCGGTGCCTTCCTCGTCATGGATGACTTCATCGACAAACCCGTAGGCAATGGCTTCCGCGGCGCCATAATAGACGCTTGCCTTATGGTCATTGCTGACTTGCTCCCAGGACTTGCCGCAGCGTTCGCCATAGATGGCAAACATGCGTTCCCGCTCTTTGATCAGCATTTCCGCGTAGTTCATAATTTCGTCCGGGTTGCCCCACACGCCCGCATAAGGCTGATGCACCATGAATTTGGCGCTTTCGCTCATGGCTACCGTATCGGCGGCCATGCACAGGAGGCTTGCCGCACTGGCGGCCAGTCCGTGCACTTCCGCCCGGACAGGCAGTTTGCATGAACGGATGGCGTCATACATGCTCAACGCGGAAAACACGTCCCCGCCTGGGGAGTTAACGCGCAAGGTGATGCTGGCCGCGCCCTGGTTGGCTGCGGCTTTCAGCTTGTCGGCAAATTCGAGGCATTGAGCGTCATCCCACCCAATAACCCCCGTAACGTCCACTACCGCCACGGCGCCGGAGTTTCCGGCTTGCATGGTCAGCGTGGGCAACTGATATGTTTTTTTTCTACTCATGGTTTGATACAGGTTTCCCTATATATTTTCCCCGCCGTCTCTTTTGCTCTTCTCCCCGGTGCCGGCATTTTCCGGTTCATCATCTTCCGGCGGCGGCCCCGGATGGACATCATGGGCGGCGTGTGTGGAGCCGATGGCGCCGGGCAACAACTCCGTGATGGGGATCCCGTGCACGTCTGAAATTTCATGTGCCCGCCTCAACAGATCCGCGCGGCGTTCCAGGATGCTTTCCGCCGTCATGCCTTCCGTGGCGAGCGTCCAGCGGTCCGCGTCCGCCAGTCCTTCCCTGATCAGGTTGATGGCAAGGCCGCCTTCCCGGCCAAGATCGATTGTCAAATCCCGCTGTCCCACCCAGGCCACATTTTCCCAGGCGGGATCTTTGCAGCGGGGGAGGCGTCCCGCCTCCATTTCCAGGGCCAGCACATGCCGGTATATCCGGTTCATGTACACTTCCCGCGTGTCCTTCCGTTCATCAATCCATCGTTTCAATTTGGCGAGGATCAGCCGGGCCGCGGCGCTTCCCAAGGTGTTAATGTCGTAGAGGACTTCTGCGTCCAGCCCCACGCCGTAGGCAATTTCTGCCAACAAATCACGGATGAAGGCGGCCACGTTAGGGGAGGGCCGCTGGTCATAGATGGCTTTCAGGTCACGCCCTGGGGCAAGGCTTACCACACGGGCCCCGCCGCCGGTCACGATCTCAAAGGATTGCGCCGGATTCTCCGGCTTTTCATCACAGCCCGTTTTCTTTTTGGCTCCAATGGCTACCGCCATTCCGGGGGCCTTGTCGGCGTCCGGTTTAGTTTCCACAAACCCCACGGCGGCGGAAAGCTTCACGCTGGCTTTTGTAAACCCGTGTATTTCTGCAATGTCCACCCCGTGCCGGATGGCATGGATCAGATCAGATTCCCCCCGGGGAACCGCCGGATCCGGATCCCGCTGGTATAGGATGGCGCTTGCAGCGGGGATGATCACGCAGCGGCCCGGCGCCGTTTCCAGCCCGTAAGCTACCGGGCGCCCCTGAGCGTTCGTCTTCACACCCTGGTTCCAGCCGTCTTCTTTCCCCAGGCCGGGAGGGTTGATCACCTTCGGCGCACTGTACCAGGCCACCATGCCCCCACCGTCCAGGCCGCGGGCCAGCACGCACAGACAGTCCCCGTCAATGCTGGTTTTCCGTTCAGCCCAGGCTTGCATTGTCTTCCAGGCTAATTTTCCCGTAACGTCAAAAGCGGCGGGGCTGGCCACCCGCGCCAAAAAGGCCGAGCGGGCTTTCCGGTTCCAGTCCCGGTCTTGCGTGGTGGGAATAGGCATAAGGCATCCTTGCAACAGCCAAATGTCCCGGACGGCCTTCCGGATAACGCCGGAATTCTTGTACAGATACCGGGCGGCACGCATGACGGCGGCGCGGTCGTAGTCATCCATTTCTGACGCATCATCCAGCGTCGGCCAGTAGAGCATGCCATTGGCCCAGGGCAGGGCCCCCTGGACGCCGCCGAACATTTGCGGATTCAGGGCGCGGGGCTGGTTCAGGGCTTCCGGCATGGAGCCCAAATCTTCCCGGCTCATGCGTAACTTGTATGTTCTCTTGCGTCGTTTCATGTCAATAATCCGTGTTCCTAAATCCTACAATGGTAACGCTTTGGCCCGGATTCGGAGATTGCCCCGTTTTTGCCTTGATCGCCATATTCAGGGCGGCCAGGAGGCTTTCCGCTTCGATACGTTGCTGCCGGCTGTAGCTGCTGCCACCCCCCCCGCTGGCAGACGTGATCATGTCCAGTTCCAGGAGCTTGTCCGCCACTTCCTTTCTTTTGGCCTTGAGCTCCTGGAGGGTGTAAGTCTCCACCAGGGCAGCCAAACTCTCTTGAGAAAATCCGCTCATACCTTATTCCCCGCCGTCTCTTTCTCCCTCTTCTTCCGCCGCGTCATTTTCCACTGGGAATGAAGATTTTAAGACCCACCAGGAGAACATGCAGAGCTTCACGCAGTCCCCGAAATGGTCCCCGGCTATCTTCTTCCACTGGCTTTGACTTCCGGGTTTCTCTTCCAGGATTTGCCCGCTCAATCCCCTGATCAGATCCGGATCCGCGTTTTCCGGCAGGTGCAACCCAGGGCCGCGCCCGTGTGCAATGCGTTCCGCGTAGAGTTCGATTTTTGCCGCGCGGTCCTGGTACGTGTACAGTTCCAGGCCCGGATGCGTTTTCAGTTCTGTGCGGTTCCAGACGCCAAAACCGGCGGGGGATCCTTTCGTGGGGTAAAGCTGGCCGGGCAACAGCCCGCATTCCGTATAGGTCGCTTCCGTGTTCCAGCCAGAGTCAATCAATCCCAGTGCCGGCGAAAGGATTTGATCCCCAAATTGATAGTGCAATCCAGGGAAATGTGCCGCAACGCCTTTCCGGCCTCCCTCCGTCCGGAAGCCCAGGAGCGTTCCCCAGTCGATAACCCACAATTCCCCGCCGGCGGTCACGACGCAGACAACCCAGTGCGTTTGCAATTCCCCCGGATCATAGCCGGCCACCAGGTACAGCGGTTCCACGGGGGGCATTTCTCCCCGGCGGTACACGGATGTTTTCAGGGCTTCCACCGCCTGATCCTTCACCTTGACTTGGTACTTGGCATAAGGCAGAGCTTCCCAGGAGTTCCGGAAGTTCTGTAACTCCATTTGAGCCAGGAGGGCACGGGCGCTTTCAACGTACTTCCGGGCAAACTGCCCGAAGGAGACAAACGGGGAGTACAGCGAGTTCAGATGATACCCGCGCCGGGACGAGTGCGCGGCCTCATTGGTGGCCCTCCATTCCCCCGCCTGCATCATGTCTATTTTTTGTGTGTCATAAATAGCACATGAGCAAGCGGGGCAGATATAGCGGGCGCTGGCCTCAATTTCTTCCAGGCTTTCCCCTTCCCATACCAGCGTTGCCCGGCTGAACTCAAACCGGATCCACTCCCCGCAATGAGGGCAGGGCATGAAATATTCTCGGCAATCCGTCAGGCTGTAGCCCTGCCAGTAGGGTTCATCTTCAATGTTCGGCGTGCTGCTATGGATGATCAAGCGCCGGGGGAAGGCTTTTGTTCGTTCCTCAATGAGTGCCGACGGATGCGCTTCCTTTTTGTTGACGTGTTCAAATTTCGCTTCTTCATCCTGGATCACGTAAGCAATGGGCCGGGATGACAGACGGGCCGGGCTTGTAACGCCCGTCATGTAAATCGGCATATTATCCAGCGTCATTTCCAGGGGGGCAAAGGATGCGGGATCCCGGCGGATATGCCGGGCAAGGCAGGGGTTCGCCTTCAAGAACGGCTGAAGGCGATTGCGGGAAAAGGGCGCTGCCAGATTATCGGATGGGAGAGCCCATAACAGGGGCATGGGATCATGCTCCAACAGGTACGCCAGGGCCAGGAGGTCCAGCGTTGTTTTCCCGGTTTGAGCCGCCCAAACCAGATACAGGTGTTCAATCCGGCTATCCCGGAGACATTCTAAGGGTTCCCGCATGTAGGGCTGGCGTTCCAGGGATACGGGCCCCGGCGCGTTCGGTGAGGTTTCCCGCGGCAAGCGCAGTTCCCGTTCCACCCACTCCACCACACTTCCCCGCGGCTGAAATAGGAGGTCTTCTAACATGGCAACAGGCTTGTAATGTATTCATCCATCTTCCGGATCCCTGCGTTCCATTCCGGCATTGCGGCTTCAAAGGCTTGGTAAAACTCATGCCGGTTTTCCGGCGTGAGGCGGCCCGCAATCGTCACTTCCAACTTCTCAATGACGGATCCAAGCGGTTTCAGGTGCGTGCGGATTGCCATGACCCGTTCAACGGGGATCCACAATCCCGCAGCACGCAACAACGCTTCCCGGTGCTTGGTGGCGTCTTCCCACTGTTTCCGGGCCTCACGGGTGGCGCGGGCCAGGGCCGGAATAATATCCTGCTTGCCGGGATCCTTCAGGGCCCCGTTCAGCAATCCGTTCATGCCCTGCCAAGCGGCCCAGGCTTCCGTACAGATCAGTTCTGCTTTTTCCAGGTCCGTTCTTTCCTGGGCGTCTTCTTCCCGTTTGGCCGGGCTCCTCACCTGCTGCCCTTCGCAAAATTCTTGCCAGATGGGCGTGTTCTTTTCCCGTTGCTTCCGGGCCCAGCGCTCCGTCTTGCCGTGGGCTTTCGCCAGTGCCCGCACTTTCAGGCTGTCTTCCGTTTGTCGTCTTGGCATGCTTCTTCTCCTTTTCCATATTCCCCCCTTTCTCTTTCATGCCGTTCCGTTTTTCGCTGGACTTTTTCAATTTAACGCTTTAATAATAACTGCGTTGTGTTCCGTAAAAACTCCGTTCCACTTTCAGAAAATATACCCCGCCAGTCACACAACCCGCGGGTGTGACGCCCCCGGCCAAAGAGATTCCTTCCCCCCCCCTCCGGGCCCCTTGCCGCCCTGTGCCGGGACTCCGGCCACCCCTGAAAAGGGCTGATCATGCCATCATGGGAATGTAAGAGGACTAAAAAGGGGTCTTGTGCGCGCATCCGCGCGTATAGCGTCCAGTAGTATACACATTGCCAACATTGCCACAAACAAGCATACTTATAAAGTATGCACAATTATGCACAATCAATAATAGATATACATAACATATTGATAATGAGTAATAGGAAAAAGGCCTCATAAGCCTTTGGTCGGGTGTTCAAATCACCTCCCTGCTACCAATTTTACAAACTCGCAAGTGTTTAAAATACAGCACTTGCGGGTTTTTATTTCTGACAACTGCAGTACATTATTGTGGTTTTTGGAAGCAATGGACAGGTGAAATTACTTAATTCGAGCAGGCTGATGAGGCGGTTGTATTGGCGGGATCAATACCAGAGTCCGAGAGAGCCATTCTTGAAAATGCGTATCCCGATCATCGCTCTCCTGGAAAAGCATATTTTACCTTGAAGTGGGTGGATGAGTATGTGCAGCCTATTTTGTCCGATAAGTACAATCGCATGCGGTATCGTTTCCTACGAGTTCGGATGGCATCTGCATATGCTGGGGATTGTGACACGTCCAGAGAGTTTCAGGGGGCAGAGGAAGCGTTGCGTTTGTCCGAATACGTTTCATTCACTGCGGGCGACAGCCACCACGGTTCTGCATGCGGCAGGGGCGGATCATGCTCTTGCCCGCGAGATTGTGGGGCATGATTCCGAGATCTCTCACCAGCTGCATATCCGACCTTCGGACGATCAACGCAAGGAGGCGATGGAGAAGCTTTCCGAGATGATTGTTCCTTGGCATGCAGTGAAGATCCCATTGAGATGGAGAAGCGTGATCTTGTCGCTCTTTGTCCCAAGTGTATCCGTGCCTTGATGAAGATCAGTTAAATGTACTGAAAGAAACTCTAAATAAGATAGACATTTTAACTTACAATACGTGATGATACAATACACACAATAGGCGAAGGGGCGCGGGTGGAAGGAGGAGTTGTGGTAAGAAGTACGGCGAGAAATCAAGCCTGACATACAAATTTATGAAAATGCATACCTGTGTTTGTTGTTCTCAATTCGGAATGGTGCATATCTTTGACTCCCCCATGTCTTCCCCTCATAGAGAATACTAAAAACGATCGAATTGAACTGACACTAATTAACTTGAAATCTATTCGAAATAATCAATTATATTTTTTTCCAAATCGGAAATTATAATCTGCAATAAATCACCAGTTTCAGTATACGGCTTATATAGTATTTTGTTTTGTATATCTTTTTTGAATTTCTGTAAATTATCCCAGTCATTTTTTATTATTTCAAGATCATCTAAATCAACAGAAACGGAAGGAGCTTTTGAATAGAAATAAGCCATACCCAGAGGCTTGTCGGCCATCGAATTATTCAAACTTGTTAATAACTCCTCCGCTGTACCTGAAACGGAACGTTCTTGGTTTGTCGCAATATCAATTGTTGGAGTTCCCAGTTTATATTTGAATATTGCGACAACAAAGTCAACGTTGCAAATTATTTGACGATTTATAATATCTTGAGGATACCCTGGTTGAGATGCTAAATCTTCCCAACCATGTACGATTAAGCGTTTACAACAATATGATTCATGATGTCCACGTCTAAATTGAATTTCTAATTTTTCCAATAAATTCTTCCGTTCTAACCAAGCATCACTAGGTGAAGCTATCACAACATTTATCTCTCCAGATTTTTTAGATTTCCTTTTCTTTATACTTTGATGTTGTGGAATTACGAGGTCCAATATATCTTGATTCCACTTTGAAGAATCAGAAAGAAAATTCATTAGAATTTTTAAATCCTCCAAAATATTAATTTGTTCAGGCGAAGATAAATTATTAGAAATTCGTTCTAGACAAGTTGGGCAAATCCTGGCTTGCCTCATTCCATCATCAATTCCTGTCTTATTTTGCAAAAAATCATATATGCAACCCGTTGTGATTTTATGTCTAAAATCTATATCATCAATATATAATGACAAATAATCAACAATAAAATATAATAAGCCATTGTTCTTCGATAAGTCCGTTAAATAAATCCATCCCCAAAAAGAAAAAATGGACAATTTTTTATATTCATGAAAAAAATAATTATCTATATATTGTTTTTCTGTAAAACAAAAAATTTTATCAAATTCATGAATTTTTTTATTAATTTTATTTAAAATGGATATAAAGGAATCCGGTTTTGATATTATATCAGAATCTATGTTTATATCGCCGCCATTAACAAATTTAAGATGCGTAGTTTTATTATTAAGGAAGTCGCAAATTCTGTTTTTATTGATTTCAAAATCAACATCAAAAAGAAGTAGTATTTTCAT